TTTCACAAAGCTGAAAACAATCTGTCTCAGCTGTTATTACTAAACCTTCCAGCATTTTCTTTGTTACTGGAATCAGTTGGTATAGTTCTTCGTTCCAAATTATTAAGTCCATTTACATATTCCTTTATATATTTATACCAAAGATCTTTATACTTTGGATCTTTAGTTTTTTCCCATAGCTGTGCTAGTTCATCAATTTTTTTCTGCATAATTTTTTGTACCTAAATTTAATATTTTCTTGATCCCTGGTGCCTGTATCTCTAACTTTGCGTACGGCTTCCAGTTCTGCGCCAGTAAGTTTAACTCCAACATAAGAACTGACCATTGTTTAGGGGTTATGTTCTTACTTGTTATTGTTGCTTTTCTTAAACTCATAATATCCTCCTCTCCTATGAAGTAATGATAATTGATCTACTACTTTATCTATTTTTTCATACAATCCTTCTTTATATTTTTCTGAAGTTTTTGTATCAATTTCTAATAATTTATTGAGCTCTTCCTCTTTTTTTCTAAAAGATTCATTGTTCCTTTCAATTAATTTATCTATATCAATCATACTTTCTTTCTGTATATATAGTATCTTATGGGATAGTTGTCAACCCCTTCCTTGTCGGTTGTATTTTTTATACGATCTTTTTTCTGATTTATTTAACGATTTTTTGTGTCTTCTAGGCCGTTTAGGTGGCTTATCTCTGGGTGTAAAGAATTTAAAACTTACTCTAGCCATTATTCTTACCAGTCTCTAACATATGGTTTAGTACCATCAGGCGGATGTATTACAGGTAGATAAGATATTTTACCATTCACGTGTTGCTTGCAATCTGCACCACAAGTCATGCATCTATAAAATTCTTTAGTAATACCAACTAGTGAAGTGTACTCTTCACATGTAGGACATTGTCCAGTAACTATTTCAGCTGTCCATCTTATGTTTTTTTCTGTCATATGCTTTCTTATTCTTTACCACTTTTTGTTTAAAATGTCTAAGTTGTTTTGCAACAGGGTTTCTTTTCTTATTGGATTTTTTCATTCTATTTTTTCTAAGGAAGGATCTGTATGCTGTTTTATTCAAGTATTAAAGCTCTAATATTTTTTCTACCCTGATATATCTCAGTTTTAGCTTTACCCTTATAGCATTTATAAGATACAGTTTCTGAGTACTGTCTCTCCGCTTCGCGTTTCCCGCGTAAGCATTGGGCCATCGAGTTTTGAATAAGGTGTTCTTTAATTTCTCCGTTTACAAACATCAGTAGGGCAAAAACAGTTTCGATCATTGATGACTCCCATTTCCGTTAGTATACTTCATCTCTCTAGATGCATCTTTTAATTTTTCTATATCTTGTAAAACTTTGTCCATTTGTTTTGTTAAAAATTCTATGTTAACTTTGTTTAATGCCATAGACTCAATGTGCTTGTTTAACTTATCAGTGGTCTTGTAAAGATCCTCGATCATCATGAATTGCTCGGAATCTGCAGGAAGTGATCCAAGTTGGCCCCGCGGCCATTTGATTCTAAACTCTGTGTTTTCAGTCAAGTCTTTAGACATTAGTTCTACTGTAGTTTGAATTTTGTTTTGCGTCTCAATAATACCGAAGTATGCCCAGGTCCCAATCGCGACCATCGCGATCAGAGAGGCGACCGTCTTCATCGGCATCTGCACGGCTGCTTCTTCAGAAATTTTGAGAGGTTTTGTCATTAATTATAACTATACCCCGTGTTGCCTTGTTCTAATTTTTTAAATAATTTTTCGTGTTGCTCTATAATCTCTGCATCAGAGTCCTGCATATCATCTAGTTGATCTTCTAATTTCTCTACTTGTCTTTCAAGTTTAGAAACTTTGTCTAGTTGTACCGCCTGATTAGTAGAAAGATCAAACGTTCTAGTAAGAGTCCAACCAGCTAACGCCAGTAAGATTCCCACTAATAAAGTCATTAACTTTTCAATCATTTTTTCTCTCGTTTTCAAAAGACATATCTGTTGCATGTTCTTTTTGATACTTATAGGTTCTTTTAGAATTTTTCTTTTTGCACTTACAACGTGGTGCGAATAGTTTATCAATACCTGATGATAGGTTGTCTAACAGCCCACAAAATTTTAAAATATATTTATCAATCAATAGCATTCCATTCTGCCTCGTCGTCAATTGGTTTTGGCTTAGGGAGTATATAGTCTTTTAACTCAATTTTCAATGGAGTATGCTGTGCCGGCTTTACAAAAAAAGCCAGCAAACATAACAATATTATTAATATTGCTGTGAATCTGTAATCCATAAGCACAGTCTCCAGACATAAATTAGAATATTATTGCACCTAGTACAAATCCTACAGCAGCACAGACGATTTCTCTTCTGTTATGTAACTGCCATACCATAAACTTGTCTTTGTATTGCTTAATCATTTTTTTCCTCCAGTTCCCTAAGTTGATAATCATATGAACCTTCTTCATGTTCGTCAGTTATCCACTTAGAAGTTTTTTCCACCGACCATGTTTTACTAGTTACTAGTCTGTTAATCAAGTTTTTTGATGGATCATTACCCATTGATGTATCAAATACTCTTAGTCTATTATTTGGCTGTATTGCGTAGTTTCCATCATCTAATTCAATTACATGTCCACATTTATGTTGATCAGGTTTTTCTGAATAACCAAAATTTAATTCATTAAAGTCTCCACCACACCAATCAATGGTAAATAAGTATGTTCCTTCTCTATGCTTCTTACGTCTTGATATGTATTTCATTTTGGACCCAGCTAGTTCGTAAAAAGTTGTGACTGATACATTATAACTAAAACAATCCCACATCATTAACTCGTCAAGAGGAAGCTCTTTAGCTCCAGGTTTTTTACAGAAAGCTGAAATAGGTGCGCGCCACCATAAACCACCATCTTCCATCATAAAATGAAACAAGGGTACTGAATTTGGAATTGAACTAAAACCAAAAACTGTGCACTCAAAGTATTTATCGTGAGAATCTTTTTGATCTCTAAGATAGTTACCTCTAACGTAGCACTCTATTATGGGTATGTTTGCATTTAAATAAGCCATTAATCATTTATCTCCCCCCAATTGTCACCAGATTCGTAGTCAACTTTATTTGGGACTTCGAGTGTAACAGCCTGTTCCATAATCTCAATAATTTTTTTTGCTTGTGCGTCACTTTCAATTGAAAGATCAAGTTCGTCGTGAATTTGTATGTGCGGTATAATTCCTTCTTTGTATAATTCTAACATAGATTTTTTTGTCATGTCAGCAGCTGATCCTTGAATTAATTTGTTAAGAGCTTTGTATGTGTAAGCTCTCCTAATCCCTGGTCCATGTTCCCTGAGTGCTTCTTCGTGAGGTAATGCTTTATGCATCCCGAACTGATTCGGTTCCCATAAATGGAAGCGACAAAGTCGACCTAATAAAGTTCTTATCTGTCCTCTGTCCTGTGCTCTGTTAGAAGCTTTCTCCATAAGCTGTTTAACAAAAGGTACCTTACCATGATATGTATTAAATAATTCAGCAGCTTTTTCTTTAGTAACACCTAGTTCTGCTTGAAGTTTAGCTTTACCCATACCATAAAACAATCCTAAATTAATTGTTTTAGCTTGTGATCTTGGTATTTCTGCCATGTCTGCTACTGTTTGATGAAAATCTGCATTTGAATCTGTGTTGTATGCGTCGATTACATCATAGACTGATGGTAATTTATATAATGATGCATAGTGTACTACTAATCGTGGTTCTTGTTGTGAGTAATCAAAGACTCCCCACTTACAACCTTCTTCTGGTATAAATAATGATCTTATTTTAGGTCCAAGATCTTTATTACGTGCAGGAATTTGTTGGAGGTTAGGATTCTGATAAGAAAATCTTCCAGTTACAGTGCCCCCTCCTGCATTTCTTAATTGATTTATCTCTGCATGTATTCTTCCTTTATGTTCATATCTTAAAATAGAATCTAGAAAAGTTGTGTGAGCTTTGTTAATCTCTCTTGCTTTAGCAATCATATTGACAACAGGATGTTTATGTTCTTGTAAAAAGTTTTTTGTAAATGATGGTGCCTCTGTTTTTTCTGTACGTGGATATTCTAATCTTAACATATCAAATACGTTAGCAATACTTCTTGCTGCCCAGATCTGTGTATCAATATTTGTTTCTCTTTTAATTGATCTAAGTAGTCCTTGTTCTGCTTTTTTAAATTCTGTCTTCATTTGATGAGCTTTTTCTACATCTACACGCACACCTTTAAATCTCATGTCAACCAGGCAAGGGAATAAATCAGATTCTAAATCAAATATGTCCTCCAAATCCTGACTAATAATTTCTTTTTTCATTTCTTGCCAAAGACCAAAAGTTACTTCAGCATCTCTTTCTGCATAAGATCCAACATGCATGGCAGGAAGCTTGTACATTTCTGCTTTAGGATCAATGCCCCATTCAGATGCAGCTTCTGCTAATGCCGCTTCGTTCTTACCGTAACCTAGATAATGCCACGATAAACTATTGAGATCATAACGAAATCTGTTCTCGTCTGTAACTGCTGATGCAATCATAGTGCATGCTATATCGCCGTTAATCTTAAAGCCCATAGCTCTTAACCAGCAGACATCGTAAATAGCATTGTGAAAAATTTTTGTTGAAGGTGCTTCTAATATATCTTTTAGCCACGCCAAAACACGTTGTCTATCCATGTTACCACCACCTTCGTGTGCAATAGGAAAGTATCCTTTGTAATGTTTTGTTGCAACTGCAATACCAATCACTTCTCCATTACCAATAACAGAACCAGATCCTTTTTTCATTAAGTCTGGATCTTTAGTTTCTAAATCTATTGCTATTTCATCTACTTGTCTTAAGTCTGGAAACTCTGTAGGTTTTACCCATTCTGTCTGTGCTTCAAACTTAGGAATTTTCATTGTAATCCCTTTCAATAATCATTTCTAAAAAATGTATTGCTTTCAATATATCTTCCTTTCCATTCTTATCACGATGACGAATGATATATTTTATAGCACAACCTTCAGGATATAGCAATTCATTCTCTACTACAAACTTACTTGGCTGTATTTTATATTTTTGATAATGTGATCCTCCGTGTTGTTTATCCCAAACTTTCGATGTCATATCCTCTATCCTCCCTTTTAGCTGTCATTATATATAAATTTTGTTTTGTACGTGTTACACCCACATACCAAACTCTTTGTTCTTCGTCGTGTTTGTCATCACTTTTTTCTACTGCTTCTCTAATTGTTTTTGTATTATCTAAAATTAATAAAACATTTGTAGCCTGCCCTCCCTTTGCAGAATGAATTGTAGATAACTGTACTCTTGCATCTTTATGTAAATTTTCTTCCTGTCTTAACATCTCTCTAATGTATAAACATTCATCTGGATTTGTTTTAAAAACATCATACCAGCGTTGAGTATTACTAAATCCAAATTCTGTTAAATCATAGAGTCGTTCTTCTCTTAAAGTCTGGTAAGATTGAGTACATTCAAAAATATCTTTTACTTCACTTAACGATAATTTATCTCCTTTATTCTGCCATCTTGTGTAGTTTAGAATACTTCTAAACAAGGAAG